GAGCGGGCGTCGTATAATGGCATTACCTGAGCTTCCCAAGCTCATGACGAGGGTTCGATTCCCTTCGCCCGCTCCAGATTCTACGGGGTCTCTAGTGAGGCCCCTTTTTATTTGGTGACAGTAATGGCGACAGTTACTGCCTCTGCGAGCCGCTCGTAACTTTCACCGAATTCGCGCTTTCCAACCATTTCTGTCGTCTACGGTCTATGCAGAACATGCTGTGTGAGGCCGCGGAACAATCATGTGTGGACGCATAACGCAGTACCGGTACCCAATCGAATACCTTGAAGCGCTCGGCCAGATGACGATCGATGGAGTAGATCCGACTCCGATCGGGCGGTACAACGTGCCGCCACAATCGCGGGTGCAGTTGCTGCACCAGGATCAGGATGGGTTGCGCATGGATGGCGTGCGCTGGGGATACGCCCCGTTCTGGGCGCAGGGGAAACGGCCGCCAGCGATCAACGCCAGGGTCGAGACAGCCGCGACGAGCAAGTTCTTCCGCGATATCTGGAAAACCGGCCGGGCTATCGTGCCAGCGGACGGCTGGTTTGAATGGAAGAAGGACGAAGCCAACCCGAAGCTCAAACAGCCATACTTGATCAAGCTGGCTTCTGGCGAGCCCTGCTTCTTTGCAGCGATCGGGCAGTTCCAGCGCGGCGGCATGGCCGAGTCCAGGGATGGCGACGGATTCGTGATTATCACAGCGAGCAGCGGCGCCGGCATGCTCGACATTCACGACCGCCGCCCGCTTGTGCTGTCGCCGGAATGTGCGGCGCACTGGCTGGACCCGGAGCTATCGCCCGTCGAAGCCGAGGAGATCGCGCTCGAGCATGGACTGGGCGTTGACGAGTTCACCTGGTACCCGGTGTCAGCGGCCGTAGGGAATGTGCGGAACGAGGGTGCCCACCTCATTCAGCGAATCAGCGACCCGGTGCTGTAGCCATGTTCTTATATGTCCGACTGATGCGCGATCATGGCCGTCCGATAGAACCACGCAAGCGACGAAGCACGCCGCCGATCTACGGAGATGTGCGGATCGAAACCAGCCGAAGCGAAGACCTCGGGCGCCAGTCTGAGATCGCGCGGCTTGTGCAGAGCAACCCGCTGGAATCAAGCGTGCTACCACCACTTCTGGACGTAGCGCTCCATGGCATGAGCACCAATGGGTTCGTGCTGACCGGGTACGAAATCATCGACGGGGCTGCCTACGCACAGTCGTGGTGGTGCCTGGCCGAGGATGGATCAGCGGACATCTGAGCCATCGCCCACCCACGCAACGCCAGTTTTCCTAAAATGGTGCTTCTCTCCTATTGCGTAGGAATGCCTAGCCCGAACCTGACCCGGTACGCCTCACGCTCTGCCGAGGTCATGAACTCCCACGCGAAGTCCTCGTCTTTCGGCCCGCCCTTGCACTGCCCGTACCGATACCAGCCGCCCACGCGCAGACCGGAGTACATCAGATTGCGCTTGATGACTCCAACGCCGAGCGTTTCCAGCATTTCGCGGAACAGCTCGTCGGCTTCGGCGCGGGTGACTTGCTGAGATGCGTAAAGCCAGTCATGCACGACGCCCGCCGCACGGTGATCCAGGCTGTCAAAAAGCGGATCGACCAGCCACGGTATCGACGCCAGATCGGTGATGAACCAGCGCGGCACCGTGAATTCCCGACCGTCGCGCGCGTGGTAGCGGAAGGGCTCGAGCAACACCCACTCGCCCGGCTTGTACGCCCGCAGATCCAGCGCGCCGGAGAACCATGCTTTCTCACTCATAACATTCGACCCTCACCTTGTGCGGGGCCGTCCGCGTATCCATCACAGCACGATAGGCCGCACGGTCTACGGCAGGCTTGCCGCAGTAGTAGGACGCGAGCGAGGCCGCGCAGCCTTGGAGGGTGAGCAGCAGGCAGGCGGCAATGATCAGGCGCATGGTGTTTTCCCTTCGAACAGTGCCCGCTCAGCAGCGCGGCGTTTGACGAGCCCGGACAGCTTCTTGCCCGAGGCGTAGACCCAGCGGTCGAATTGAGCAGCGGCGCCCTTGTAGTCGCCCGCATTCAGCAGCCGCAGCAGCGTGGATTTCTCCAACGCGCCCGGGCCGAGGTTGTAGACGAAGCTCGACAGCGCGTCCCATTGGCCCTGCGTTAGCGGCACCCTCACCAGCGCCTCGATATAGCCATCGAAGCGCGCCACGTCCTCGCGCAGCAGTTCTTCGGCGCGCTCCTTGCTTATCTCCTGCCCCATCTTCACGCCGCGCGTGGTGCCGTAGCCGATAGTTGCTACGCCGACAGCATCGCGATAAGCGCGCAGGCGCAGCCCCTCGAACTGACGGATTAAGGCCAGCCCGCTTTCTGATGTGCGCATGTTTTCTCCAGGCAATAAAAAACCCGCCGAAGCGGGTCTGTGTGTCGCGGATGGGTCAGATCGCAGCAGCAGCCATGAACAGGCCGTCCACTTGCTCATCCGTCAGGCCAAGGTCGCCGGCCATATAGCTGATCAGCGGCCAGTCGCGGCGGACCTCTAGCGCGTACTCCCAGTCGATCCGGGCGCGCTCGCCCTCTACGCCGGGCATAGTGGCGATGGACGACTGGACGGCTTCGAGTAGGCCAGCGTCTAGCAGTGCGATCCGGCATTGGCGCATGGTGACTGACTCAGGAACCGCAGGCGCAGGAGCGGGAGCCACAACCCAGCCCTGGACATACCTCCCGCCATCTTCCCGGATCTCGCCGGGCTGCAGCTGCTCGCCAGGCGCAACGGATGGCTGCGGGTCGTACTCCAGCTCCACATAACCCAGCCCGGAAACGTGCTCGATGGTGATCACAGGAGGGAAGCTGATCTCCGGATGGTTCGCGATTATTTGATGCTGCGTCGATTCAGCCATGTCTTCTTTGTTAAAAAAACGCATAGGATCACCTTCAGGCAGCCTGAATCAAAATGCGTCGCACTGGCCGCACACGGAAAGATTGGTTCTTACTGGCTGTAGCCTGTTCGCCATTGCTGAACGCCTGAGTCCACGCCGTGGAGCCGCCAGCTGCTCCTGTAGAACTCCAGTAGTAAAGGCCGACGGCGGGAAACGCTTGGTCGCCACCTACTTTGAATTCCGGCGAGGTTGTCTGCGTCGGATTGGTAGTGGTGTAGTTTGATGATGTCGGTACGCTGTTGGAGTTTGCGCCAGAGTTGGTTGCGTTTGTGGTTGAGTCTGGTTTCAGGTTTCGATAGCAGATTTCTAGCTCGTCCTTTGCGGGGAGATACCAATCCATGAAGCCCCCGCCTCCATATGCTCGGCAGTATTGCGCGGCCGGATGATTAGAATCATTCATGGCGTTACTGTTTGCTAGGCCGTCATTCAGGCTACTCGTTCCAGCTGTTCCAGAATTCGTTGTCTTGTACTGATAAGAAACCTCCGAGGATTTAGGCGCAACTAAGATCGCGTATATGAGCCCGTTAATATTAACCCGCCCGGCATAGAACCCACCATCTATAGCGGCGCCATATGGAACCGCCCCCCAATCAATACCTACCGCCATCTGTATCTTCTTCACGGCGTTCAATTTGCAGCCCCCTTACGACCGAGCCACGCAGAAGCGTCCGACGTGGAGAGGATATATTCCACGATCTTATTCGCGGCCGGTGCCGCTGGCGTGCTGCTAGCTAGCCAAGTTATGCCTGGGAACCAGCCAAGCGTGTACGCAGTCGCTCCTTGGCGGGCGCGAATTACTATGGCGAACGTTTCCCCTGAAAGCGTCGGTGCGTTCGTGACCGCCAGCGTAGTGTTTCCTGCAAGTGTCAGGTCGAACACGTCTGCGGCAGACAAGTCGAGCGTTACTGTTCCAGTCGCGGCGGCGATAGTCACGGTTTTATCGATGTATTGCGCCATGCTTGCGCGCGGGCCGCTCACTGTTTTGTTCGTAAGCGTTTCGGCGCCAGCTTGCGTGGCAACCCCGGCAGTGCGCAGCTGCTCAAGCGTGACGACGCCAGTATTGCCGGCTACGCTGGCAACAGGCCCATCGGCAATAGATGCCAACGCATCAGCGACGGCCTGCGCATCCTCGGACACTTGCTGCCGATCATCTGCCACCTGTGCGGCATCATTTGCGACCTGGTTAGCGCGGGAAATCACAGTCGATGTGTTGTTGGCGACGGTTACAGTATTCGCAGCCACCTCGGCGCGATCAGCTTCGACTGCCAGCTCGCTATCTGCCGCAGCCTGGGCGCTAGCATCGGCGTCAATGGCGCGCTGGTCGACAAACGCAGCTGAGGCATTCGTCTCTGTCACGAACTGCGGCAGGGACGCAGCGAAGGCGTCAGCCTTGGCAGCGAAGTCGGCCGGCGCGTCCGAGCGAATCGGCGGCGTCGGGATGGGTGTGATAATTGGCGCTGCCATTAGGTCAAGCCCTCAACGGTGATAGAGGCATCCGAGACGGACGGCCCGGAAATGGATATCTGGAAGTCGCGGTAGTAGCCGAACAGGAATGTGGACTCATAGCCCTCGGCACCGATCCAGACGACCGGCTGGGCGCGAAGGCTGGCGAGCAAGCGTTGAACTCGCCCGATCTGCGGCGTCTCCACCACAACATCGAACTCAGCGCGCTTGCTGAACGAGCGCTCAACCACAACCGAATTGCCGAAGGCGTCTGTTTCCTTGCGGCTGTAGTCTGTGATCCCCACGCCCGAGCCGTAGACGGCCACGCCCAGCTCTGCCTGGCGCCCCATGACGAGGTGCCCGACTGCTGCGGTATCGCTGGCGTTGTCGATCGTCACGGACAGAACGGCAGTGCCGTAGGCTGGCAGATCCAGCAGCACGAAGTCTGTCTGCCTGCCGATTGGCGCGAAGAACCACTCGTACCAGTCGGAAACGCCGGCATCGACCAAGGAAACGGTGCGCTGATAGACAATGCCGTCCACCGGGTCGGTGAGCGTGACAGTTGCCGACCGGCCTAGCAGATTGAACAACGCAACCGAGTTGATGACCGCGCCCGGCTGCAGCTCTACCGCAATGCTGCTCGCCTGCTCGGTGAGCGAGCCCACCTTGTCATCAAACATTCGCCAGCGGTTGGTGGCGCCGACGTCGAGCCAGGTTGGCGGTGATTTGGTGACCCCCGCCGCGGGCGAATCGGTTGTCGTCTCGGCCAGCACCTCATAGATGCGATGCTGGTAGATACGCCGGTCGCCCTGGGTGTACGCCCCAGCCGTCCAGGCCGGGTAGTCGTCCTCGGGCACGTTACTGCTGGCCAGGATTGCAGGCGTGACATCGATCGGCCTGATGATCCTCATGCGATTGCCCTCTCAGGTGGTAGACCATCGCCATCCCAGCGCTCGAGATACTCGACGCGGCGGGCTGTCTGCATGGTGTGTTTTGCGATGGAGCGCAGGGCGTCACCCTGGCGCTCGACGGTCTGCTGCAGTCGCGTGATGGCCGCCGCGGTGTCGGCCCCGCCGGACAGCATCGCCGCCGTCTGGCTGGCGTTGTAGATGCGCGACGGGCCGGTGACCTCCAGCTCAGGACCGTTTTCTCCGACCAGACGAAGACCGCCGGAATGGAAACCACCCCGGGCAAACGCCGGGATTTCACCATTGGCACGCGCGGCGTTCTTGATGGCTTGCTCGAGCTGATCCAGGCGGATCGCCCCGCTCGCTACCTGCTGCTGCCAGTAAGCAAGCCCTGCCGCGTCAGCCTGCCGCCCCAGGACGGAGCGATACACCGACTCGGCCAGCGTGCCTACGTTCTGCGGCGTGGCGTTCTTGCCGGTGTCGCCGCCCATGCGGGACAGGGCCGCCACGACCGAGGCGTTCATCGCCTTGATGGCCTCAGCGACGCTCATCACCGATGCATCAACACCGTTGAGAGCGTCCAGTTGCGCCTGAGCAAACAGCAGCTCCTGATCCAGCTTCGATAGCTGCGCCTCGTACTGCTTGAGGAGCTTTTCCTCTACGCTGAGCTGCTTGCCGTTGACCTTCTCGAGTTCCGCGATCAGGCTCGCAGTGCGCCCCTGCTCCCGCTCAAAGTCAGCCAGCGAGCCATACAGCGCCGTGTCCATCTGCGAGGCGGTATCCAGCGCGTCCTGCAGACCCTCCACGCCAGCCAGCGACTGACCCGACCGCGCCTGTACCAGCGCACTGTTGAGCGTCATCACTGCCTGAGCGCGCAGAGAGCGCACGGTGTCATCCGAGGTGCCGCGCAGCTTCTTGAGCGCTGCATCGAGCGAGTTGCCGATGCCTGTCAGCGCCGAGATGTTGCCGGCCGCCTTGCTCGCCGACGCCTGGATTTCCCGCTGTTGAGCCGCAATCGAGCGCTGCAGGGCCGCATAGGCTGTGTTTACCGTGCCCATCAACAGCGCCGCAGCCTCCGCCGCTTTCTGCGCGGCCTGCTGCTCGACGATGCTGAAGTACTGCGCAGCTTGGCCGCTCAGCGCCATCATCGTGGCGAACATCTTCTGCCCGGCTTCCGTGGTCAGGTCGATATCCTCGACCATCGCCCGATAGGCCTGCCGGCTGCCCGCCAGCGCCACGTCGGCGGCCTCGAACGCGCGGGTAACTGCATCCAGTGTGTCATCGGCTTTTTCAGCCGCCGTGAAAAACTGGTCGTAGTAGGTCGCGGCCGAAGCGGCCAATGCCTCCAGCCCGCCGGCTACCTGGCTCAGGTGCTCGGCCATGCGGCCACCGGCCACGCTCGCCTCGAACATTCCGATATTGAGGTAGCGCACCACCTCGTTGACCGCCTGCAGGTTGCCGACGAAGGCCTGCATGCCCTCTAGGTCGAGGTCGAGGCCGGTGTTGAACACCTTGTTTAGCTCGGTGTTCATCGCTTCCGCGGCATTACCGAACCATTCGGCGATTGCCTCCTGAATCTGCTCCTCGGTTTTGCCCTTTGTGCTGATCTTCGTGCGAGCCAGTTGCAGGCCGTCGAGCGAACCCTCCTCAACCGACAGACTCAGCGCATCGAAAATCGCGGCGACGCCAGCCGTTGTCGCATCGAAGGTTTCCTGCAGCGCGGCGGCGGTTTCGGGGTCCAGATCGCTCCAGAGCGTGCGTTTCTTGTCCTTCTTGAACCAGCCGCCCTTTTTCTTCTGGTACTCATACTGCTGAGCATCGAGCGCGCCGCCTTCGATGCCGAGCCCAATGCCAACATCCTTGGTCTGCCACTTGCCGCCGAAGATTCCGCCACCGATGAAATCGGTGATCGCCTGAAACCCGGGCGAACCGGTGAGCACGGCCGCGTGTCGGTCGCCCCACACAGCGCCGATCAACTTGTCCATTTTCTCGACGGCGTAGGAGCCGGCCGTAAACGGCGCCCAAGCCACCTTGCCGAGGGTGCTGGAATCCTTGGCGTAGTCGGCGGTTTTGCTCCCGTCCGCGCGCACGCCCTGGCCGTACAGCTTATTGCTGGCCAGCATGCCGGCTACGATCCAGGTCACCGGGTTGCTCAGCATGCCGCCCATGGACGACAGGATGCCGCCCATTCCGGCCCCGGCTCCGGTTGCTGCACCGCCAGAAGCGTACATGCCCGCATTTACCGCCAGCGAGTTGCCAGCTGCGAAACCGGCCTGCTGGGCCGCTG